GACTTCGCTTGCGCTCCTCTTAAAATTTTCAGCATAATCGGTAGTGGTTGTCAGCCACATTTCTTCTGCACCTCCATAAACATTCATTGTGTTTATGGCAAGAAAGGTAATGCCCTTCCAATTGCTGTTACACCCCCATCAACCAAGTCAAATGCTTTGTTGTAAATGCCATTCAACCCTGGGATCATGCCAATAAACGGTCTCGCCAGGCCATCTATTGTCTTGAGAATGTTTTTAAACCAATCTCCGTTTGCATTGTCTCCTTGCTTGCAGGCTATCGGAAGCTTCCTCAATATCATCGAATATGCTTCAAGTGCCTTGACGTCAAATGGCGCACTAGGTGAAGCCAAAACTGCCAATTCAGCTTCATTAACACTTGGACACTTCTCAACGTATAGTCTCAGTTTAACTCTGAACGTTGCATTGGCATTCAATCCAGTAAGGAAAGCGCCACATGCACATAAGTTCGTCTTTTTGATTGCTGCAGGTCCTGGGGTTGTCGTAGCCGCCCCTCCGGTGACCTTGGTGCAGACTGTGAATCCGCCCTCGGAGCTGGGTATGCCCCAAGTAACGACTTCGTTAGCCCAATGGCTAAGTGCAGTCTCATGGCTATTGAATGCGAGTGGCATGTAAACACCTTCTTCGGCTTTCCACGATTCTGTGCCATATAGCTTTGCTGCCTTAGCAGCATTCTCAGGATAGTCCATATCGTAAATTCCTAAGCAAGTACCATCCACCAGATTGCCAGCAGTAGCATCTGTCATTTTTATGTTCGTTTCAATTCTGTGTGATGGAACTCTGTAGGCTGTGATAGAACCTCCGTTGTACATGGCGGGAGTTGTGTTTACAATTTCAATTGCACCACCAATGATTCTGCATTGTCCATAAATTGCAGTGGTTCCCACAATTCCAGCTGTTTCAACAAATCCAGCTGGTGCCCAAACCAGGCTTGTAGGCCACAGATCTGCTCCTGCAGCAGCTGTGAGCACTGAAACTGCGTTCAGTGTAAAAGGGGTTGTCAAAGCCGCCTGTGTACCCAGCGTGGCTCCGACGTTCAGGGTCATTCCAGCAAGCGCTCTGCTGAAAATGTAAGGGTTGAATATGACATGTGCATCCCACGCAACACCCCCTACGGACGACACATCTTGATAAAAATCGTAATGAGACACCACCGTGTTCGAACCGTCCATATCTGGGTAGCCTGCTATGGGAACCTTGAAATCATGAAAAGGATCCAAGGCCAATGTCAGCCATTCCTGACCTTCTTGGGTGATATTTCTCTGCTTCAGAGAAGCTCTCTTAAAATCACCTTTCTTGTATGGCTTTCGTGCCTTCGCAATATCACGAGCCAATTTCTTCTTGCGTTCGGCATTCTTGCCGATCTTCATATCGTTCTTTCTCTCCATGAGTTTCTTAAACTCTTCGTTTTGTGTATCACTTTGTAGTAGGATCCAGCAAGTGAAAAACTGGACTGTTCATCAGTTACTCCTAACGGGGCTCCGTGCAGTCTCTCGGCATTTTGTTTAGCAACGTAAGTGTTTACAACTTATATCTTGCCGAGGCAAGTTTAGTCAACGTTTTGGGCCTTAGTAACCAACCCTACTTGGGCATTCGGATTGCCCCCATCCATCCCGCCTTCCTAAGTCTCTTGGTCTTATGCGGAATTAATTTGTATGATGTATCATAGTGGCCTAAAACCGGTGCCGATTCAACCATCCAATTGTGCATCACATATTTCCTGAAGTAGTCTAAAGTGTCTGAATGAACGAGATCAAGCAATCCTGTGTAGCAGACAAACCCGCATTTCGAACTGCATATGATTTTCTCCCACTCTTTCTGAAGTGGTATCGATATGCCATATCTTATTGCAAAATCCGCTCTTATCTGCTCTGAAATTCCCTTGTTGATCTCGTTGTGTGTATGTTCTTTGAACTCAACACTCTCTTTTTCAATCTGTCTCTCCCAAACATCTCCATGAAATCTGGGCTTGACATTGCCTGCCAACTCTAACGCTTTCAACCCTAGAATTGTAACGACAGGACATCTTGGATTCTCATATAATAAAGAGAGTGCTTTGGCCTTCATAAGACTTCTTCGTAATTTAGCACCACCCTGTGCTAAAGGTGAATGTGACCACCCAAAATTCAATAACGTCTTGATTGGATCGACCATGGATGTCAATTCTGATGATAAATTCATACCGCAAAAACTTGTGTCATACAATGAGGCATGTTCTTCCATCTTGATGATGAATCCAAGCTCCTCAAAGTCAGCTTTTGTAATCGGAACAGTTGAAGCGATGAGTCCATCGTCTCCTTCAACAATCCCATGTGCACGTCCACCATTTCTTTCAGCAAAGAACGTAAACAGCATCAAATTGGTAAACCCATTTCCCAATGACGTGCACATATCCCCAGACATCCTGACACCAGGCACCAATGTCGAATAGTGCCTGAATTTACTGATGTTTTCTCCAGTCAAAGCTTCTTTTATAACTCTATAAGCTTTAGGATTATTGACAAGCATATGCTTATAAAGTTGCATCTCACATGCTTTCATGATTTCGGGAACAAAACTAGCCTCAAAGCTTGTGTAGTCCGTAACATAATACCTATTATGTCCCGCCATCTTGTCAAAAATATATTGCGGCCTGTCCTTGACTGGGATATGCTTTATGAAACTGGGATGTTTGAAGACTTCCTCTTCAATCCTTTTGAAAACCGGTCCGGTGTAGCATTTGAATAGATCAGTTCGTGAATTTATAGAACGTGGAAACTTGTAGCATGGATATGTTTCACACTTCACAAATGCTTTATTGATAAAATCACCTTGTCTCTCTCCAACTGACACATACTTAGAAGGTGTTCTTCCTTTCTTATTCTCCCACTCTCGTCTAAGTTCGTCTTTTCTCCATAGTGGGTAATCTGTGTCATTAAGCCATGCTTCTACGGTAAAGTCTTTATTTACTAACGGAGTTAGGTTGACCGCCAACCATTTCTTGACGAAGATTTTGAAAGACTTTAAGGTTGCACCCACCACCTTAGGCCCGCGGCCACCAAACCTGTGGACACTACCCATAAGACTAGTCGGAGGGTGTCGTATGTCTGGGATAGGAGGCGCACAGCCAAATGGTACCATCCCGATTGCATACTGTACAGGCTTCCTCTTATAAGCGCAACGAAAATTCGTCCTAGCAGCAAAATCGGATTTGGGGTCCCTAGATGGTGGGAAGACACACTCACCAACACGATAACCAAGACCCACAATAGAACTAGCCATCGTGGGACCCCTTGGAGAAAATCCATCAATGTGGCGCTCCGTTTTGTTGCATAGACTGAGGCAATCCTTACTGTACCTGCATACGCCATTGCCTTCACGATTGAAGGACCATTGAACGCTGGACTCACCATCTTCATGGCTAAGTTGGTGAGATTCAATGACTTTTGTTCATCTGAAATTGCTACAGTAGCCTTATCGCATTCGTCAAAACCTTCCATCGTCAAGATCAGATTCTCGATAACTGCAGTCCTGAAATTCACATACTCACAATAATAGTAAACATGTTTCTCTTCAGCAAGCTTCACAGGACGCTCTGAATTTGGTCTGACATCTGCATCAGCAATTTCACAAAATGCTACTGGGATTATAACGCCATCCTCGACTGTCCCAGATAAATCACCCGTTTTCATCCATGTTTTTAGCATCTTGAGGTAACTCGGTTGCTTTGCTTTACTAAACCTCGGGATGAACTTGGTCCTATGCCTGCACTTCTCGCACAAATCAGTAAATTCGGCTATGCTTATTTCATTTACCACAACAGGCATTGGTACTTTTGCTCTTGTGCCCAGCATTAAATTAACAGCCCTAGAGATTGACGAACCACAGTTATCTGAATTTATAGGAATAACATTCTTTTTGATCTTTCTGTGTTTGCAATCTGCGTCAAGTTCTAGTGATGAAGGTAGTTCCGAATCATCTTCCTCGCCACTATCACCAGAATCACTGCTAGCGACACTGCAACTGTCGTCATCCCCATGTACGCTAGGACCGCCACTGTCGCCGCCACGTGCTCCTTTATGATCTCCCATCTTGTCTTCGGTTTTGGCATCACCTGAGCTTTTAGCCATCCAAACCATTCCTGGGTGTTTTCTACTAGGCCACTGGCCTGTTTCTTTACATTCCCTTGGGCCGCTTCGAACTGCATTCTTGCCCATTCCTCTGCGTCCTGAGTCCATGATAGGAGCCTTGACTTCGTATTCGTCATTTTCGAGTTCACGTCTTGCATCTTCTGCTCCAAGTTGTTTTTCAACTCCGTCACGTAAACTTTCGACAACCGCAACGTATCTTCTGTTGCTTCTTGCACCTCTTCTATTGCTGTCTTTCCGGCGCTTGTTGCGCTGTCCGTCCACCCCAACACCCTGCACACCATCAGGTTGGGCTCCTCCCTGCACTTTAGGAACCCAGCGTCCAGCCACGCGACCACGACCACGACCA